CTAAAATGAGACCAGCTTCATTGTCTACTTGAGGATCTTTAAGATTATCCAAATGCCCCTTTTCTGTTGGAGTCCAAAACTCGACTATTTCAAGTGAACCATTTACTATAATTTTACGAGTAATTTCACGTAAACCATTTACTATACTTTCACGAGTATCTTCATTTGTCTCACCATGGAGTATGTTCAAATTTTCATGTACAAATTTTTTCACACCACTTAGTTGATTGTATACACCATCAAGATACGCTTTGAGAGTTGTTATAGTAACCGCTTGTGAGTTGATTATAGTTGTATCATTACCCGGATTTATAAGTAAACTTTTAAGTTGGTCCACCAAGTCAATCTCTGTCTCTGTCTCCTGATACCACAGTGTAGCTCCAAGTTTGAGTAATGCACCTACGATTCTCGCACGTAGATACTCCGATTTACCTGGGATACTATCCAACACTGCTTTCAACCCCAGTTTTATGATGTCAAATTCTGTTTTGGTGTTATCGAGAAATTCTATCAGTTTCGTGACCGTGGCAACCTGGTCGGTAGCGCCTGGTTTGAGTTCAGACAAACCACTCAGGTAGTAACTCGCTGTTGTTAGGTACGCACGAAGTCCAAAGATGAGTAGTTCTTCTTGGGGTAGTCTGGGAAATTTTAGGAGTTGCAATATACCCACCTGTTCTTCACCCCAAAAATTAGGTATAGTAAGAAGGTTGTTATCGATGATATCTATCCGTTCAATCTCAGAGTCTTTACCTATGAGCGCGTTTAGATTTGAAGTTGCATTTATTTGTGAAGTAATAATTTGACTAGGAATACCAGAGATATAAGTTTTGAGATCGTTTATATGCTCCGTTTGAACAACTAGATCATTAGCATTAATAGGAGGGTCTTTAAGATCTTCTAAATGCCCCACAAATGGTGTAGTTTCTCCCCAGTAAATAGCTTGGAGCATAGCGTCTATTGCGGCGGTTCGTACATCTGTATCATCTTCACCCACGAGCGAATCCAGTGCAGTAGTCACGAGACCTCCCCACACCGGGATAAGTTTGAGTAAAGTGAGTCGTTCTTTCTGAGCCTCGGTGTACTGGTCGAGTTGGTGCAGTTTCTCTAAAATAGATATGTCACCATCCGTCCATTTTCCAGTTTTTTTGGCTATAAAGAAAAGTTCCTTGACACAATTTTTAAAATCCAAATTAAAGGTTCCCGTCTTCGATTGTGGTTCTATCATGAATTCATTTCGCTGTCTCTGTTCAAACAGGATATCCATTGGTTTACTGCGTAGCATACAGCGTTCTGCTGTATTCAGGTGAATGAGATCTAAATTGACTTTAAAATCTTTTAGTTCTATTTGTTGAAGCACCTGGTTATTTGCCATCGGATCCCAAAGTGTGACACCTCCAAACTTTTCTTGAGTCACGAATATAACGTCTATCGCGGGTCTCAACTTTATCCTTAAAGACAATTCTTGTTTGTATACAGCACATAAAGGAAACCCGTGCGCTGGGCGTCCATGGAAATAGAATGGAATCTGAATCCTGTATTCGTTTGTAGTGAATGGATCTATTCCCTGTGTGTTATACTGTCCATCGTAAAATTCCTGTAAAAACTCTCCATCGGAACTTCCCTGGAAATGTTTACCATGAAGCACGTCTATACTCGATCTATATGATTCGGGGGTGTTCAACTCCCGTTCTATGAATATATCATCTGCTGTGACGATATCAATAATCTGTTCGCCGACATGTAACTCAACATAGTCAATCACAGAAATACCGAACACATCGATGGGATAAAAATTCTGACCCATCTCACTGGGATCTACAGAAAAGGAGAGAGTAACATTTTGTAAAATATCGCCATAATTCTGAGGAATTGGTACATCTAAAAAGTCACCTGTAAACACCTTTTCTGGGAATGTTATTTTAGAATTTTCCACCGCGTGGTTTGTATGTTTACTATACCTTTTAGTGAAAAAGGAGAATGACGGATTGATACTTAAAGTATCACCAAGTTCGCCCGACGTTGCGATCTGAACTCGACCTGCCATATATAACTATCTACCATTAATATTTTAAGCCACACAATCCACTTGAATAGTGAAGTATGTTATAGCTCTTTGCGTAAATCTGAACTTCTATAGTCTCATCATCACTGTCTGAGTAATCTAACTTGATTCGACATCTTTTATCAATTATACGACTGAAATTTAAATGCCCTGAAGGTGTGTTATCTTTGGGGTACATTGCGAAAGAATAACTCCCAATATTTTCTTGTGTTGGTAACTGATACAGGGTATTCGAATCAAAAGAAGCATCCCCATTTATACCTGACATGGCATTTGTAAGTGAGTTTTCATAAACCAGCTTTGAAAATGATTCGTTGAACAATGTTGTATTGTTAAGATAGATACCAATTTCTTTGAATTTTGTGTTGAGCATATACTGAATCAATTCTTTGTCACCTTGATATGAGTATTTTCTTGATTTCTTACCCGCTATAAAATACATTGTCTTGATTGGGTGACCGAACCGCAAAATAATCTCAGTTTCCTCGTTATCCGTTCTTGGTACATCATGGCGTTTCAATTGTATTTGTGTAATTAATTGATCCATTGGAGTACTTTTCAGATAATTTAGTTCATTTTCATCTAGGTAAGCGTATGTGGTCAGGAGCGACGCCGTTTTTATTTTAGTTTCCGTGACGTAGTCTGTTAGATATGGTCGTATGAGTTCATTCGAAGGTTTAAACTTTATTCGAAGGTGACAATTTTGTTTCGTGAGTTTACAAAATAGAATAGAAGCTGGTAAGTTGTTATAGAAATAAAATGGCAAATCGATGTACATCTGACGCAAATTCCATTCGCCGTTTTCATCGGGTCCATACGGCTCCTGTTTAGCAGTCGTTAGAGGAATAACACTATCTCTAAAATTATAATCACTCGTATGATATTTATGATATAAGTATATCCAGTCACCCGTGAGTCGCTCTATATGCGTTCCTCCTATGAATAGATCTGCGTATTCGATGGCATGGATACCAACATTAGGTGTAAATGGATCCTCTGCTTCGGGGAAATCTTTTAATGTCGTAGATGCCTTGAATAAAAATTGGTATCGAAGTGTGAGATTTGTGAGAAGATCACCCATGTCAATGGGTATAATACACACCGTCTCCTGACCAAATTCCGGTTGGAGGAGGGGTTGTTCTCTCACATCGAATGCAAACTTTGTATGATGTTTAAAAATTCCTGAAAAGTGGGAATATGTTGGATTACCTGATATAGACATATCCTGGATTCCCAAAGTTCCTAATGTCAGTGTTCCTGCCATCTATACTTAAATATACCTTTTGTTTTTTAAGTTTGCAATAAAAATCCGTTACTGAAGGTGAGCTTTTTGTATCCAGTGTAGTACATATGAAATTTATATTCAGGGTTTTGTATCGGTTCCTGACCATTTCCATACTGGAGACTTGTATCATCTACCAATTCCATGTACAATTTCGTTTTTTCTGAATTCAGACCAGAAAAGTCTAGATACCCTGAGGGCGACGTACTCTTTGGGAACATTGCGAAATTATACGTATAGATGTAATTAAGTAAATAATTGGGTGAAGGTGGTTCGTAATTATAAGTCTTCGTCACATCCGTAGCCGAACGGGACAATCTCGAACGTAAAGGAGTGTAACTGAAGAAATATTCTCTGTCATTGTTGGATACATTTGGAACACGCTCATCGTTTAGAGTAAAATAGGCACGTTTCAATAGATGTGGTTCGTTCATATCGTCAATTTGTGAACGTGTAAAGTTGAAACGATTCGCGGTTGTAGAATAGAACCACCTGTTTATGTAGGTGTATTTATATTCTTGAGGTACGGGTAGACTTCTATATTCATTCTCATCTTCATATCCTTCATACCTAAAAAACCAATGAAAACATTTTACAGGGACATTGGGCTCCAATTGTACGACAAATTCTCTCCCACTTGGTTCGAGTGGGATACTGGAGTGTTTAAATACAAAATCGTACATAATCTCTTGGTTAGGTCGCATGAAATACAAACGTTCTTCTGGAGAAAGTTTAATCTCTTCGGTCACTATATTGAAACTAGGCATTTTCTTGACTGGTGGTGTCACTGGTAGACCGCGTGTGTTTAAATTGTCCACCGTCCGCTGGTTGTATAGTGTAAAGAAAGACTGCTTGAAAAATTCAATTTCTAAAGTAATCTTTTGGTTGTGAATAGCGCACAAAGGAAATGGAGCCTTCTCTTGTTTGTTCTCTTGATAGACATCACCGGCATAATTATGTGAAAAGAAGAATGGTATATGAATAAAAAGTTCGTTACTCTGTGCTGCTTTTTGGCCAGATGGCTGAGCTGTCTTACCACCGACAATGTTTCTGTTGTAGAGTGTATTCGCAGACATCTTTTGTGAATCGTTTGTGTACATGTTGTCATGGATGATACACCAATCAGCTGAAATTTCTTCAAGTGTTTGATTACCCACGATAAATTTGACATTTTTTATTACCTTCCTACCAAGTAACTGAAGATCCCACGCCCAGTTTGCAATTTCAGGTAACGTGAATGAAGGTGGGGGTGCAGTACCCAGAACAATTTCTTTGACAATGTCTGGGAGAAGGGCAAACAATTCCTCATCTGCTTGAGTTTGAACTATTTCCTGGATACTATCTAGGTTAGTGAGTTCTTTGGTTCCATCTAGGAACTTTATTATGTTACCAGGAATTGACGTATTGTATCTATCTATATCCAACTCAATGAGTAATTCTTCACCGGGAGCTATTTCTCCGGCTACAATTCCTAAAAGATTGAATAGTACAATAGGAGGAATATTTGTAAACAATTCCGATGGAAGTAACGTCAGAAGTAAATTATTAAATTGTTGTTCGAAAGACCGGAAAGATTCAAAATTTGGAAACGAAAAGAGTGGGAGAGTAATACCAACCACGTTTGGAGCACCAGCGAGCCACCATTTCTTGAATCGTTCCGATTCAGTTTCTCCCTCAAAACCATATTCCGCTAAGGTTTTACCACCAAATAAAACTTTTTGAACTGTCTCGTTGAATGTAATATCTTGAAAATTCCAATCTGGTAGTTTCATTTGGATCCATACGTTATTAAGTAGGTCTCCCATGTTTTTTGGATCCAGTTCAACTCGAACCGTTTCACCAAACGGCCAGTTTGAAGAAATATCTGCGTTTACTCTCTGTACATTGTGATATTTTCTAAATTCCGAATGTCTATCACTATTATTGTATTTAAATGGTAAATCTTCTGGGTCTTTGGAAAGCAGGTGTGTATCTTGCTTTCCAATAGCCTTTAGGGAAATCTTAGCAGCTTCACCCATATCTATCTAATGCTCACATATTTTTAATATCCATTTTCCACATCGTCACGTGACTTGTCTTCATCATCTTTTCTAAATCTTCTTTCGCCTGTTTCGCTTCATCCATGAGTGCCTTGACGCGTTCCTCTGTATACTCAACTGTCTTGATATTGAGGAGATAGTCCAAGTTTCCATCAATTTTGGGAAACATCGTAGACATCTCCTCCTCTAGATCCTGTTTCTTCCTTTTGAAGACAACCAACCTTCCTTCAATCACCATCGACACAAACTTTGATTTATGATCACACATCTCAGCCCTCTTTTCGAGTACATCGATAAGGTGCGCCTTCCGCTTCTTATAATGGTCTAGGCGGAGTTCCACAAAATCTTTCAGAATTTCCTCGGGGCTCTCGTACTTGTGAATACCCTTGGTGGGATGGAAGAGATGCATGTTGGAGACGCGAAAGGTTTTTCTCAACTTGAGATCCTTGAGGAGATCCTTGCCTACATAGTCCATGATTTCGAAATGAACATCTTCAGTAGTTGAGTTGTTGACAAACCCCCCAATTAACTTCTTCTCAACGAGACCATCTAGGTATTCCTTATAATCCTGTGTCCAGCGACCCGGGGGAAGTTCAGTCACAATGATATTCCTTCCAGACCAATTCCAGACACCTTCCATCATCCAGGTATCCTCCTCCTTGTGGACAACTCCCTTGAAACCTCTGAACCAAGGTCGCATGGGGACAATTTCATCACCGCTCAAAATGCGCTTAATATTATCCTTGATATCATCCGGACTGAACGGGGGTACATAGCAACTGAACCCTGTACCAATACCTTCAGTCCCATTCACGAGGACCATTGGGAGAGTGGGCATGTAAAAGTCTGGCTCAATTGGACGACCATCGTCATCCAGATAATTAAGAATTGCGTCATCCCTGGGATCAAAGATTTTTCGCGCCTCCTTTGTCAGCTTGGTGAAGATATACCTCGTCTGGGACGCATCCTTACCACCCATGAGCCTCGTTCCAAACTGACCACATGGCTCAAGAAGATTGATGTTGTTGGATCCTGTGTAATCATTCGCCAATTTTACGATCGTATCCGCTAGGGAAACTTCGCCATGATGGTAAGCACTCTTTTCTGCAACAAATGCAGCCAATTGTGCAACCTTCATTTCATCCTTGAGGTTCTTCTTGAAGCAAGCGTACATCACCTTGCGCTGTGATGGTTTGAGACCGTCCGCCATATGTGCGATAGACCGCTTGAGATCTGCGAGACTGAAATTCACCAGATCCTTGTGTACAAAATCAGAGATGTCCAATTGCTTTACACTTCCATAGGGAACTTCCAGTTGATCAGCATCCTTCGCTGTGTTCTCTAAAAGCCAAGACTTCCTAGCATCCGCCTTTTTCTTGTCAAATGCGAGGACGATGGATTCGTCAGTCATCGTATCAACATCAAACTTTACAGTAAGGTCTTGAATCTTCTTGAAGTACTCACGAGCCTCTGCACTCGTCGAAGTACCGAGACCCTTGTAGTACTTAATCTTCCAACCCTGTTTCCCGTCACCATACCAGGTACGGAAAGTGGAATCGGTGTAAAATGATTTGATCTGAGAACCCTTGGTCGCCTTGATGATTGGTGTCACCATAGAAACCACAAAGTTCAATTTGAGAAGACTGGGCCAGAAATAATGGATCATATTGAGGATGAGACCCTTGATGTGAGACCCATCATTATCAGCATCGGTCATGATCATTAAGCGTCCATAACGAAGCTCGGAGACACTCGTGTATTCCTTACCCTGTTGGAGACCCAAAATCTTCTTGAGGTCGTTGAACTCCTGGTTGGAGGTCAACTGCGCCACAGAGACATCTCGTACATTCTTACACTTACCACGAAGTGGAAATACACCATAGTGATCGCGACCAACAACAGAGAGACCTGCGACCGCGAGGGTCTTCGCAGAGTCACCCTCTGTCACAATGAGAGTACACTTACCAGAGTGAACAGTTCCTGCTTTGTTGGCATCATCCAACTTGGGAATCCCAGTAATCTTTGACTTACGAGCACCATCAGACTTTTGGAGTTCCTTCATCTCCTTGAACTTCGAGAGTGCCAGGAGTTCATCGGCGATGCCAGTTTTGAGAACATTTTTGATAAAGTTCTTGGGTGGTTCAAATTTACTCCCAAAGTTGGGAGACTTCGAGGTACATTCAGACTTCACCTGACTGGAGAAGGTTGGGTTCTCAAGGGTTGCTTTGACAAATATGTTGAAGGTATTCTTCACCTGTTGAGGTTTCAATTTAATCTTCTTTGCCATCTCATCGATGATACCATTCGCGATGAGGTTCGCAGCGTGGTCAACGTGTGTACCACCCTTATTGGTGCAGAGTCCATTCACAAAGGAGACTTGTTCCATCCCGTCGGTAGACGGCCCGATACACACGGACCACCGATCCCCATTGACACAAGTCACCTCTTCGACACCTTCGTACATTTTAGCATAGGCTTCAAAATTTTGTTTGGTGAGAACTTCTCCATTGAACTTCACTTTACAGTTTTGGGTCGTACAGATGTTTGCATCCCAAACCCTCTTTTGGAAGATACTGTAGATGGTATCGTCCATCTTGGACATCCCAAACCTCTTCCACTCAGGCGTGAAAGTGATCGAGACGGATGACGTGGCACCCGAATGTTTTTTGATTTTTGGGGGGTCACAGACAGTCATGTTCTTCGACCACTTTTGAGTATAAGTCTGCTTCGTCTCGTGGTCCTTAATAGCGATCGAAAACTCGGTAGAGTAGATGTTCGCCAACTTGGCACCATAGCCATTGCGACCACCGACAATCCTCTTTTGTGTGTCATCATAGTTGGTACTCGTGAGGAGATGACCAAAGACAAGTTCGGGGTTCCATAGACCCTCCTTTTCATGCATACGAACACTGATACCACCTAGGGGACCATTATTCTCGATGGTCACAGAACCCGATTCCTTATCGATGGCGACGGAGATGGAATTAACCTGTTTGGGATGGAGAGAGTTACGGTCGATGGCGTTGACGAGGATTTCATCAAAGATTTTCAAGAGGGCTGGAGAGTACTTGAGGTTCTTCTTCGAGAACTTTTCACCATTGAGGATCCAGTAGGGTTCTGTACCCAACTCAACCGGACCGACATAGGAGTCAGGTCTCTTGAGAACGTGTTCGATATGGGTGAGCTTTTGGACACTCTCCATACTTTCTTGGTTTTATTACGGAGCTAACTTTTAACTTAGGTTGAAATTAAAAATAAACATCTATACAAAATATATGCTCACCATCACATCCGTCAAACCGATCGTAAAACTCGAGAAGCGTATCAACAAAACCCTCGTCAAATCAGCTGTGAAGGTGATTGACAGGGTGTATAAGGATCGGGACTATGCTCGGTTTTATGTCCTCGAGACGGTCGCCCGTGTTCCATACTTTTCATTTGTCTCAGTTTTACACTTGTATGAGTCCCTAGGTGTGTGGCGAAAGGCTGACTTCTTGGAGACACACTTCGCACAGACAATGAATGAGTACCACCACCTTCTCATCATGGAGGACTTGGGTGGTGATGAGCGCTTTGTGGATCGATTCTTCGCACAGCATACAGCATTCGCGTACTACTGGTTGACGTGTCTACTATATGTGGTGTCACCAAGGATGGCCTACAATCTCTCCGAGCAGGTGGAGGAACATGCGTATCACACATATGACGAATTCCTCAAACAGAATGGAGCAAGTCTCTCACTTGAGAAACCACCAGCTGTGGCTGCCAACTACTATGACGGTGTCCAGAGTTTATATGACGTATTCGTCAACGTTCGAAACGATGAAGGTGATCACGTGAAGACGATGCAAGACTGTCAAAACTTTCTTGAAGTAAAGTAAGAGATGTACCTCTACCTGATAGCTGCTATCTTTGTACTGTTCTTGGTGATGCAGAACCGATCGAGGGGTACTAAGAGCTCAATCGAAAAAATGGTAAAACAGGCGGCACAGTATGCCATCACAGCACAACAAGACTCGTCACCAGTCATGTCTGTGAGAAATGCAAACTACGCTGTCGGGTTTCTTCATGCCCTCAGTAATATCGCATCTGATACACAGATCCATAATGCCACAGGGATCGATGTGAAGAAGTTTAGGGAACACATTACAAATGTTCAAGATATGGTCACGAAGAAGACTGTTGATAAGTTCCCAGACTTTGAGGGCCAAGTCGACATGTACCTTTCTGAAATTGCATAAAAAACCTAAGTGAAGTTTGGTAATCCAAAAAATCAAGAAACAAAAATGGAAGTCATTCGAGATACCATGTGGGAGCGTTGCCTCAATGATGCAGTCAAGATGTACCGTCTCAGTGAGGCAAATGATGCATGCTACAATCTCGCAGATGCGACATGGAAATGTAAGATGTCCTACAAGAGACATCAGGAGAAGAAGGAATCGAGAAAGCTCATCGTCATCGACAAACCCCCTGACGTAGTGAACGAGCAGAGGACTGCTAAAAAGATTTGTTGTGCAACGACCATGTCTGGAAAGTCGTGCTCATTCAAGGCTGTGTGTGGCGATTACTGTAAGAAACATAGTGTGAAGAATGCGATCCTTGGGATGAAAGTGGATGTGAGCAAAATTAAAATCGATGAGTAATAGAAAGATGATGTTAGACCAAGAAAGTCTTAGACCTGTAATAATAGCGATGGCACTTTACATCACGATTAGCATCCTCTTACCTCGTATAGTTAAGAAACCCTCAGGTATTCAAGTCATCGACGATCTCGTCATGACAACAATCGCACAAAAAGATTCATTAATGAGTGGTACCATTCTCATTGGTCTCATCGTTCTCGCTACCAATTACATTCAAGATGAATTCTTCTAGAACGTTTTTCCTTCCAACTAGATTTTTAGTGTGTTGGTGATCCATGTGTCGAACACGATTATCATACGCGTGTCTCATGTACTCCAAGAGTTGGTCAAAGTTTGGCTTGCCCCAAACCATTCCTTTTTTGAAGAGGAAGTCGTCTCTCTCCAGCTCTTGAAGTCCACAGTCAATCGTGTATGGTGTCTTGATATATTCGGGTGCACCACCGTAATCCGTGATGATCACAGGTTTATCCCTCAGGGCAGCTTCGACGGCACCCATACCTATACCTTCAGAATGTGAGAAACTTACATAACAATCACAACGATTATGAAGATCATCCATTTGTTCATCTGAGATGAGTTCGTTAATGACCTCTACACGGGGCAATTGGATGTCTATGGGTTGTCGACACGTTGCCTTTACGATGAGACGTGAGTTTGGTTCATTCAATCGAATGAATGCTTGCAGTACATCTCGAAACTTTTTCCGAGGATCCATGATGTTTCCGATGTGATAAAATGTGTATGGTTTCTCCATCGGTTCAGGAACATGTGCATGAATGACATAGAATTCATTTTCAGGAAATTGTCGAGAGAAGACCCTCTTACAAAATTCACTGGGAACAGCCACTTTCTTGAACTCCTTCATAATGAGACCATAGTCTTCATGAACTGTTTCGGTTTCACAAATTGTCATACACGCGAGATTTTTTACACGTGTTCGCACATACTTGAGATATTCCAGGTGATCATGAATTGGTAGCATGTAAATCAGGCCATGTTCACTTTCAGGAAGTTGAGTTCCGTATACATGATAACTCGAATCTGGTTTAAATAATCTGGTATACTTCAATGCTTGATTTCCTATACCCGTGTTGAGATTAGGACCTATGATGATCATTTGATTTAAAGATAATCTTTCTTTTATATATAGTACAATGGATTCTCTACGCAAAGAGATTGAACAGGAGATGAAGCGCGCCCGCCTCGATAAGGGACGTCTTTATGACCTTATTCTTAAGATCGTCGACAACGTCGGTACGGGTGGTGTTGGTCCCCAGGGTCCAGCTGGCCCCATTGGTCCCAGTGGTGTTCAGGGTCCCGTTGGTCCCGCAGGTGAGTGCAAGTGCAAGTGCAAGTGCACCACCACTGAGGCTGCTCCCACCAAGGCTGCTCCTAAGAAGGCCCCAGCCAAGAAGAAGGTTACCGTCTAAACGAATATAAAGTTGTATCTCCCATTATAAATACATGCTGGCCGTTAGACCACTGCGTATTTATAACATGAGTGAAAAACATTGGCGACAATATTCTCCTGAAACACCAAGGCGACCGATTATCGTGAAGGCCGCAACTACCGAAGTTGAAAAACTCAAAGTTGAACTAAAGAAGCATAGGGAGGCTGAACAAAAGATTAAGAGACATGCAAAATGGATGTTGCGCTCAACTCAATCGGCTCACAAAGATGCGAAGGATGTCATAGAGATTCTCAAGGACCTATATGGTGACGACGCATTTGAGTAAAAGATAAAATATAAGTTAAAGTTATATGGGTGGTAAACTACTCAAAGTGGATAAAATTATACCAGAAGGTGGCACTCTCGAAATAGCGGGGGTGGTTAATGGTGTGGGTATTGAATATCAGACACAATGGGCGCATTCGTCACTGGAATTTGACAATATTGGTTATACACTTGGTAATGTCGGTATTCGGACAGGCGATCCCGATGCCACTCTCCATGTCGAGGGTAACGTTTATGTGTCGTCGAACCTTGAAATCGGTACAGCAAATTTGTACGTGGATACTGAAACAACTAGAGTTGGTGTAGGTACCAAAACACCCCAAGCAACTCTTCACGTTGAAGGAAATGTGTATGCGTCTTCTAATATTGGAATTGGGACGAATACCCCACAGTACTTTCTCGATGTACATGGGACGGCTAATGTAGGGGCTTTGACGACGACGAGTGTTTCGGGGGATGGATACCTCCTATCAAATATTGCAGCTTCCGCGGTTGTCGGTGGCGCTGGGGTATGGACGATAAACACTGATGACACTATATTCTATCAAACCAGTAATGTGGGTATCGGTAAAACAGATCCTACAACGGAACTTGATGTTGATGGAATTGTCACAGCGACTGAATTTGTTGGACCACTCATTGGTCGCGCATCCGTAGCAACGAATGCAGATAATGCGAGTAATGTATATGTCACCGTACAATCGGATGTCAACACTGGTACCAGACGAATCATTTTTGGACCTAATGATAGTGCTAGTGGTAATAGATCGTTATTTTCACACCCAGGTCTTACTTATGTAGCGAGTACGGGTATCCTAACCGCACCCGAATTTTCGGGAATAGGTGCACGACTTACTGGTTTGGTCCAGGCAAATATGCCCGGACTGGTGGCAGATCGCGTAAAGATTGGGAGTGGGGCGGGTGGGACAGGTCAGGGTTCTCCAACCATTGCCATTGGAAAAGATGCAGGTACGACAAATCAACATAACAATTCCATCATTCTCAATGCATCTGGAGCTGCACTAAACAGTGGAGGTACGTCTCGCTTTTATGTAAGGCCTGTCCGTGGCGGTAACATCCCTGGGAGTGCACTCGCGTATACAAGTGACGGTGAGATCGTGGAGGAGACGAATGTACATTTCGATGATTCTGGTAATGTAGGAATTGGGAAAACAGATCCACAACATAAACTCGACGTAAATGGAGATATTAACATTGCAACAGGTTTTACACTAAAAAGAGATGGTTCTGAAGTAGTGTTTAGTAACTGGACGACTGATACAAATGGAATTAATCGCAATGTGGGAAATGTCGGTATTGGGGGTGATGCAGATGCAACAAATAAACTTAAAGTGTATGGCAGTATTCTGGCAACTTCGAACCTCGAGGTAACTGGAAATATTCTGGCAACTTCGAACCTTGAGGTTGGTACAGCCAACCTTGTTGTGAATACTTCGACGTCTAGAG